GATAAACACTTACATTGAAAGAGACAAAATTGTAGCTGCCTGGTGTGGTCGTTTTGATGATATTAAAAAGACTCACGAAAGACTTGAGCTAATTATAGAGTGGTACAACGCATGGACAATAGTGGAAAATAACATTCCGCAGTTTATTACCTACATGATTGATAGGAAAAAACAGCGTTATTTGGTACCTAGAAATCAGATCCTATTCTTAAAAGATATTGGTGCAAATGCTACTGTCTACCAGGAATATGGATGGAGAAACACCGGTACTCTATTTAAGAGTCACATGATCAGTTACGCTATCGATTTCTTAACTGAGGAACTGGATCAAGAAGTTACGTCAGAAGGTAAGGTTGTACACACTACTTATGGTATAGAAAGGATACCAGATCCAATGTTATTAAAAGAAATGGTAGAGTATAGAGATGGTGTGAACGTCGATAGATTGGTATCGTTTGCAGCATTAATTGCTTTTGCTAGAGTCCAACAAGCAAACAGAGGATATAAAAAGAGATACGAAGAGACTGAGAATGTAAAAAAGTTGGATAATAATGATAAATACAGTAAATTAATTAGGAGCCCGTTTCGTCATATCGGTGGATCTGGCAATGGTTTTAGTATGAGGGTTCCTAAACAACCGTTCAGAAATTTAAGATAACATGCAAGTATATAACGCGTTACAAACAAAGGCTGGTGCTAAGACAGAGTACAATAAAATGGGTACTCTTAACCAACCTATACAATTTTTACCTAGATCTAAAAAAGATGAGGATTGGGCAGCGTGGTGTTTAGATTGGTTAGAGTGGCAAGGTTTGAAGATGGTGCGCAGAAATGCTCGTCGTCTTATGAAGAACTATAAACTTGCAAAAGGTCTTATTGATAGAACCGATTATGTAATTGAGGAGGATAATGAGTATGCTGATCTAATTGACACTCTTACAAAAGAGGATACCTCAGCATTGGAATTAAAGTTCTATCCGATTATCCCAAATGTAATTAACACACTTACTTCTGAATTTTCTAAAAGATCTACCAGGGTAACTTACGGTGCTGTAGATGAATACTCCTACAATGAAATGTTGGAGCAAAAGAAAGCTGAGGTAGAAGAATTACTAGTTAGTGATGCGAAACGTAAGATTATCGAACGCATGATTATTATGGGTGCAGACCCACAAAGTGAAGAGTTTCAGGAACAAGTTTCTCCAGATGCTATAAAAAGTTTGCCCGAAATCGAAGCTTTTTATCAGAAAGACTACCGTTCAATGATTGAACAGTGGGCGGAGCACCAACATAGAGTTGATACAGAAAGATTCTATATGGATGAATTAGAAGAGCGTGGTTTCCGCGATCTTCTTATTGCAGATAGAGAGTTCTGGCACTTTAAGATGATGGAGGATGACTATGATGTAGAGTTGTGGAATCCAGTACTTACATTCTACCAGAAAGCTCCAGAGACTAGATATATTTCTGATGGTAACTGGGTTGGTAAATATGATATGATGACAGTTGCTGATGTCATCGATAAGTATGGTTGGTTGATGACTGATAAACAAATGTCTTCAATTGAACTTATCTATCCGGTAAGATCAGCCGGTTATCCAATTCAAGGTTATCAAAATGACGGAAGCTATTATGATGGTACCAAATCACATGAATGGAATACTAATATGCCATCACTTGGTTACCGACAGTTTACCTCTATGTGGGATAGCGCTGTTTATGGTGGTGATATTGTAAACTGGATCATGATGGAGAATGAAGACTATCTAGATCTAGGTATGTCTAACCTTCTTCGCGTTACTACCGTATATTGGAAATCACAAAGACGTGTAGGTCATCTTACCAAGATTACATTATCTGGGGATGTTATTACAGAAATTGTCGATGAGGACTACGTAATTACAGATAAACCTGAGTATAATACTGCCCTTATAAAGAATAAGAATAAACACACTCTTGTGTTTGGTGAGCATATTGACTGGATCTGGATTAACCAGGTTTGGGGTGGTGTAAAGATTGGACCAAACAGACCTACATTCTGGGGTACAAATAACCCGGGTGGTATTACTCCTATTTACTTAGGTGTTAATCAGAATCACATTGGACCACTGAAGTTCCAATTTAAAGGTGACAATTCACTGTATGGTTGTAAACTTCCTGTAGAAGGTTCTGTATTCTCTGATAGAAATACTTATTCAAGGTCTCTTGTTGACCTTATGAAACCTTTCCAGATTGCTTACAATATTGTAAATAACCAAATTGCTGATATTCTAGTAGATGAATTGGGTACAGTAATTATGCTTGACCAAAACTCTCTACCAAGACACTCACTAGGAGAAGATTGGGGAAAGGGTAACTTTGCTAAAGCATACGTAGCAATGAAGAACTTCCAGATGTTACCTTTGGATACTTCTATTACTAATACTGAGAATGCTCTAAACTTTAACCATTTCCAAAAATTGGATATGTCACAGACTGAGCGTTTGATGTCTAGGATTCAACTAGCAGGTTACTTTAAGCAACAAGCATTTGAGGTAATTGGTGTTACTCCACAGCGTTTAGGTCAAGAGATATCTAGACAAACTGCTACCGGTATAGAGCAATCTATCAACGCTAGTTATGCTCAGACTGAGACTTACTTTATTCAGCACTGTGACTACCTGATGCCTAGAGTACACCAGATGCGTACAGATTTAGCTCAGCACTACCATTCTACCAAACCTTCATCAAGACTGAATTACATAACCTCTCTTGACGAAAGAAAAAACTTTGAAATAAATGGTACTGATTTTTTGCTTCGTGATATTAACGTGTTTGCTACTACTAAAGCAAACCAGAGAGCTATTCTTGAACAACTTAAGCAACTTTCTCTTAGCAATAATACTGCTGGTGCTAGTATCTATGATTTGGGTAATATCCTTAAGTCTGATTCTATTTCCGAAGTTACTCATATTCTTAAACAAACCGAGAAGAAAGCAGATCAAATACGTCAACAGGATATGCAGCAACAGCAACAGATGCAGGAACAAATGATTCAAGCTAAGCAACAAGAAGAACAGCTTAAGAGAGAGTTTGAAGCATCTGAGAAAGATAAAGACAGACAAGCTGATATTATAGTAGCTCAGATAAAATCTGCCGGATATGGAGCTATGATGGATATCAATGAGAACAAGCAGTCTGACTACATGGATGCAATGGATCAGATTCAGAAGTCTGAAAACTACCAGAGCACTATGGATCTCAATAGACAGAAAGAGGCTAATAAGATTATGCAGTCTAGAGAGAAACTTAATATCGAAAGAGAAAAAATAAACGCACAAAGAGAGATAGCAAACACTCAACTTCGTATCGCTCAAGAGAACAAAAACAGGTTTGATGTACCTAACAAAACTGACCAAAAAGATAAGAAGAAGAAGAAGTAGCTATATTCTCCGTTTTATTTAGATAAAGCAAAAAATTTTTAAAGTTTAGGTATATATATTTGTTTATATTATTAGTGTGCATTTTAATTAAACCAACAAAAAAACATGAGTCAAACAGAAGATAATACCGTAGTTGAACAGGTCGATATTGACTTGGACAACATACTAGGTATGCCCGGAGCTGAAAGTATAATGCTTCCTGAAGAAAAGAAACCAAACGTATTTTCTGCAGGTAAACCCGATCTGTCTTTTATCGAAAAGACGGATAAAAAAGATGAATCTGGCGAAACCAAAACAGAAGAATCTGGACAATTTGTTGACGTATTGAAAGATGTAGATCCTGAGGATGCATCATTGGGTGTGTTGTCTGAGGAAGATGAACCTAAGAAAACACCAGGACGTGCTAAGGTTTCTAAGGATGGTACAGTAGAACTAGTGAAAAAACTTATTGACGCTGGTAAAATTGTTCCATTTGATGATGATAAAGCTATTGAAGATTATACTCTTAATGACTTTGAGGAGCTTTTAGAAGCAAACTTTGAAGAAAGAGAGAATACTATCAGACAATCTACTCCTGCTGAATTCTTTGAATCACTCCCTGAGGAACTCCAAGTAGCTGCTAAATATGTAGCTGACGGAGGTCAAGATCTTAAAGGTTTGTTTAGAGTTCTTTCTCATGTAGAAGAAACCTTCGAACTAGATCCATCACAACCGACGCATCAGGAAAGAATTGTAAGAGAATATCTTTCTGCTACAAACTTTGGTACAGCTGAAGAAATTCAAGAAGAAATCGATAGCTGGAAAGATAGAGATGAACTTCAATCTAAAGCCAACAAGTTCAAACCAAAGTTGGATGCTATGCAAGCTAGAGTTGTTCAACAAAAGCTTGCTCAACAAGAGCAGATGAAAAGACAACAAGCTGCACAGGCACAAGCGTATATGCAGAACATATATCATACAATTGCTCCTGGTGAACTCAATGGTTTGAAGATGGACCGCAAGACACAAGAATTGTTATACGGTGGTTTGGTTCAACCATCATACCCTAGTATTAGTGGTAGAGCTACTAATCTTTTGGGACATCTTCTTGAAAAATATCAATACGTGGAACCTAACCACGGTTTGATAGCAGAAGCTCTTTGGTTACTTGCAGACCCAGATTCTTATAAAAGTAAGATTATGGATCAAGCGCAGAAAGTGCAGGTTGAAAAAACAGCACGTATGCTAAAGACAGAAGAAGCTAGAAAGAGCACAGGATCTCCTATAGTAGAGAAAGAAGAAGTAAAGCAAAGAACTATTAAACGTAATAATAACTTTTTTAAGCGATAATTAATTAACCTTTTATAATTTAAGTTAAAATGGCAACTCCAGTTTTAAATAATGGTATATTTCTACGAGATACCAACTACGCAGCTAGTTCACACGTAGATTCATACCACTTAGTTAACATGTTAAAGAATGCAGAACCAATGGACATGGGTCCAGTGGATTTGTGGGCAATGGCGCAAAAAGTCGAAATGCCTCTTTACCAAATGTCTAGCTTTGGTGGTAAGAATGTGATCATGGTTGATAATGCAAGAGGTGAGTACAAGTGGCAAACTCCAGTTGTACAAGATCTTCCTTACGTTATCGAAGATATTGAACCGAGCAATACCGTTAAAGGTATTGATGGTTTTCCTTCTT